ATGAAAAAGCCGAAGACATCAGCAACAGGCGCAGAGCCCGATTGGCCCGCCATTCGCGCGCGTTATGAGGCGCGGGGCGAAGCTGTGGTCGATATTGCAAGATCAATTGGCGTGACATTTCCCATGCTGACACAACATGCAAAATTACATGGCTGGGCAATGCGCAGCGCGCATCGTACCCGCAAACCCGTTGAATCTAAGCCTTTACCAGTATCGCCGCCAAAGCCAATCACCTCAACCAAAGAGGCGATCACCCGTCTTAAAGAATTGGTGCAAAGCCGTATTGCGAAACTGGAACAAAGCGTGGCCCAAGGCGGCGAAAATGAACGTGGCATCAACGCTGCCAACCTTCTGGCACGCACACTTGAGAAGGTTTTGGAACTTGAAGAACAACAACGCAAGCACACAAGACTTCTCGCCAGCGAAGGCAGAAGGCGTGATGACGCCTGGCGTGAAGAACTTGCGCTTCGCCTTGCGCGCCTTGCAAGGGCAGTGCCCTCCGGCGGCAATACTCAGTCTGCCGGAGGTGAAGGACCTGTTGCAGGATTGGCGGTTATGGGCGCGTGAAGATCAACTGCCGCCGGAGCCTTTAACCTGGCGCAATTGGCTGGTGTTGGGCGGGCGCGGTGCTGGCAAAACCCGCGCGGGCGCTGAATGGGTGCGCGCCAAAGCATTGGGCCACTGGGGCGCGGCGGCAAAACGCCTGGCCATCATCGGGCCATCATTGTTGGAAGCCCGCCATGTGATGATCGAAGGCCCATCGGGCCTGCTGTCAGTGCACGCAAATGAAGAGCGGCCAGAATATCAACCATCCAAAAGGCTGATCACGTGGCCTAATGGTTCCACCGCACAACTGTTTTCTGCCGATGAGCCGGAGACTTTGCGCGGCCCTCAATTCGAAGCTTGTTGGTGTGATGAATTAGGAAAATGGAAACACGCCGATGAAGCTTGGGCCATGTTGCATTTTGCATTGCGGCTGGGAGAGCAACCACAATGTGTGATCACCACCACGCCAAGGCCAACAGCTTTATTGAAGAAATTTTTAAGTGATGAGGCCACGGTGGTTTCGCGCGCCACAACTTTTGCCAATGCGGCCAATTTGGCTCCGGCCTTTATGCGCGATATTGAAGCGCGTTATGGTGGCACAAGATTGGGCCGCCAAGAACTGCTGGGCGAGTTGATTGAGGATGATCCGAACGCTTTGTTCAAGCGTGAACAGATTGAAAAGGCGCGGGTAAAACTAGCGCCGCAATTAAAACGCATCGTGGTGGCGGTCGATCCTCCCGCTGGCTTTGGCAAGAAAAGCAATGCTTGCGGGCTTGTGGTTGCAGGCGTGGATGCAATTGGCAACGCTTATGTTTTAGAAGATGCAACCGTTCGGGGTTTAAGACCCGCGGGCTGGGCCAAACGCGCCGTGAAATTATTTCAAGATTGGAAAGCCGACCGTGTTGTTGCCGAAGTCAATCAGGGGGGTGCTATGGTGGAACAAGTTTTACGTGAGGTGAACCCTGACGTCAGCTTTAGGTCAGTTCATGCTTCGCGTGGCAAGGCCGCAAGGGCAGAGCCGGTGGCAGCACTTTATGAGCAGGGGCGCGTGTTTCACGTTGGAGCGTTTCCAGAATTGGAAGATGAAATGTGCAGCGAAATCCGAAGCGGCGTTTACAGCCCGGATCGGCTCGACGCATTAGTTTGGGCCATCACCGAATTATTGTTGACCAAAGGCCCTGCAGAACCACGTGTGCGTATGGTTTGAGAGGAATGCGATGTTTTAAAAAATGAAATCACTGTTCACTTCCGAACAAAAGGCGCTGCCCAATCTGCCGATGGTAAGCCTTTATAATGTTGGACAACCTTATTGGGCACCACGCAATTATTTGCATTTTTCCAGAGCTGGCTTTTCCGGCAATGCCATTGCCTATCGCTGTGTGCGGATGATTGCGGAGGCCGCAGCTTCGGTTCCGCTGGTACTCTATAAGGGCCAGGCTGAGTTGACCACGCACCCGTTTTTGGATTTGTTGCGCAATCCCAACCCGGCAATAGGCCAGCGCGAGTTGATAGAAACTCTGGTTTCTTATCTTCTTGTGTCGGGCAATTCCTATTTGGAAGTTGGCGAAGTTGATGGTGTGCCTAAGGAACTGGTTCCTTTACGGCCTGACCGAATGCAGCTGATTCCGGGGCCTCGTGGTTGGGTCGAAAGCTATAGATATTCCGTGAACGGTGCATTTACCGATTTAAGTGCCGAGAATGTTTTACATCTCAAACTGTTTAATCCGCTCGATGACTATTACGGGCTTTCACCTTTAGAGGCAGCTGCGAAAAGTCTCGACACACACAACTCCGCTTCGGCTTGGAACAAGGCGATGCTGGACAACGCGGCGCGCCCTTCTGGTGCTTTGGTCTTCTCCGGTGGTGATGGAACCCTGTCGGCGCAACAATTTGAGCGGCTGAAAACCGAGCTTGAACAGAATTTCCAAAGTGCCGCCAATGCCGGAAGGCCGATGGTTTTGGAAGGTGGCTTGGATTGGAAGGAAATGGGTTTAAGCCCTAAAGATATGGACTTTATCAATTCCAAAAACAGTGCGGCGCGCGAAATTGCCTTGGCTTTTGGTGTGCCGCCGATGTTACTTGGCATTCCGGGCGATAACACATTTTCCAATTACACCGAGGCAAACCGTGTGTTTTGGCGTCAAAGTGTCATCGCAATTTTGCGACGAGTGATAGATGCGCTAACCACATTCGTCAGTACGCGGATAGAGGAAGGGTTGCGTCTTGATCTTGATCTCGATCAAGTTGAAGCGCTGAGCCATGACCGCGACGCGTTGTGGGCACGGGTGAACGCGGCGACGTTCCTAACTGATGCCGAAAAGCGCGCGGCAGTGGGATATAAATAAAAACTGAACCTTGCCCCATTTCCTGAGGGTGATGGGCGAAACCAACAACATAGAGATTTAACTCATGCTCCCACGTCTCAAACGGCGCGGGCTGGATGTGCCTTTATCGGCACAGCCCGGCTCTGGCGTTTTTTCCGGTTATGCCTCTCTGTTCAATCAGCGCGACGCCAGTGGTGATATTGTTATGCCTGGTGCATTTCATCAATCACTGTTGCGAAGACCAGCCGAAGACATCCGCATGTTGTTTCAGCATGATCCGGCAGAGCCGGTGGGCACTTGGCTTGAAGTGCGCGAGACGCAACGTGGGCTTTATGTTTTGGGCCGCCTCAATAAGTTTGTTCAACGCGGGCGAGAACTTTTGGCGCTGCTTGAATCAGGCGGCATTGATGGGCTTTCGATTGGCTTTAAAACGTTGAGTGCGCGCAAAGACAAAGCCACTGCGGCGCGCCTTTTGACAAAAATTGATCTCTGGGAAATCTCGTTCGTCACCTTCCCCATGTTGGATGGTGCGCGGGTGAGCGCTGTGAAGTCTGATGCTCGGGCAAAGGCGGACTCACTTTTTACAACTTCTCTCGCCCGTTCAACGCAAACTTAAACAGGAGCAGTTCATACATGGACGCACTCGAAACCAAAGTGGCGCAACCCGCTGCTGACTACGGCGATGTACTCACCGCCTTTGAAACCTTCAAGGAAGCCAATGATGATCGCCTGGCGCAAATTGAAAAGCGCCAAAGTGCCGATATTGTCACCACCGAAAAAGTTGATCGCATTAACAAATCACTAGACGATTTGATTCTGAAATCACGCCGCCCACAATTGGCCTCTGAGCCGAAGCTGGAAAACACCGAACATAAAAAGGCCTTCGATTCCTATGTGCGCAAGGGCGATGCACATGCTTTGAACGCCATGGAAGCCAAAGCTATGTCGGTTGGTTCCGGCCAAGACGGTGGCTATCTCGTGCCGCCAGAAACTGAAGCGGAAATTGGCCGGATTTTGTCGAAGGCTTCGCCCTTCCGCCAGATTTGTGATGTGCGCCAAGTCTCTGCCAGCGTGTTCAACAAGCCATTTAACACCAATGGCAATCAAGCGGGTTGGATCGGCGAAACCACCAGTGTTTCGCAAACTACAACTGCCACACTGGCACAGCTTCAGTTTCAAACCATGAAGCTTTATGCCAGCGGCATCACAAACCTTGTTGGATGATTCAATCGTCAACATTGACGATTGGATGGCCAAAGAAGTGCAAATCGTTTTTGGTGAACAAGAGACCAATGCCTTCACCAATGGCGATGGCATCACTTCACCCAAAGGTCTGATGACTTATCCAAAGATCGCAGCGGGCAGTTGGAGTTGGGGTAACATCGGCTATATTGCAACAGGTGTTGCTGGCGATTGGCCCGCCACCAACCCGTCGGACAAACTGTTGGATTTGGCTTATTCCGCGCGCGCTGGTTACCGCGCCAATGGCCGCTTTATGATGAGCCGCCATACGCAGAACGCCATCCGCAAATTCAAGGATAGCCTTGGCAATTATATGTGGCAGCCGGCACAGGCCGCCAATGCCGATGCCACATTGTTGTCATTCCCGGTGACTGAAAATGAATACATGCCCGATATTTCTTCCGGCGCATATTCAATTGCCTTTGGTGATTTCAATCGCGGCTATTTAATTGTGGACCGCATCGGGGTTCGTTTGTTGCGTGATCCCTACACCGCCAAACCTTATGTGTTGTTCTATGTCACCAAGCGCGTTGGCGGCGGCATGCAAGACTTTGACGCGCTCAAGATGTTGAAGTTCGACGTGTCGTAATCTCATCACCCTCTCCTGCGCAAGTGGGAGAGGGCCTATTGGAAAATCTCCATGGCCCTTCTTCTTACAACTCCGCCAAGTGCTGAGCCTGTGGCGCTGGCAGATGTGAAAGCCCATCTGCGCCTCGCTATCACTGATGATGATGACTATATAACCGCACTCATCACAGCCGCACGCCGCGTTATCGAAAGCCGATACGCGCTTGCTCTCATGTCGCAAAGCTGGGCGCAATTTGCCGATGCCTGGCCGCGTGATGGTGTGTTTCACATTCCTCTGTGGCCAGTGCAATCCGTTCTAAGCCTCACTGTTTTTGCCGATGATGATAGCTTCGTAACGATCAATCCATATGATTACTATTTGGATTTGGCCACGCGTCCGGCGCGTTTGGCTTTGCGTCAGGGCCGCGTGTTTGCACCGCCTGGGCGCAACATCAATGGTCTTAAGATTTCCTTCGTCGCGGGTTTTGGCGCAGATGCCACTGCCGTTCCATCTGAGATCAAAGAAGGCCTAATGGCAACCGTTGCGGATTGGTATCAAAACCGGGGCGATGTTGTTGGTGGCACATTGCCCGCCACTGCGATTGAAGCCTTGGCTGCTTATAAAAATGCGAGGCTTGCATGATGCAGCCCGGCCTTGACGTGCAACAGGCCATGCTGGCCACGCTGGCTTCGCGGTCTTCGCTGATTGCACTCCTCGGTGGGGCTTATATCTTTGATGAAATACCCCACGGCATCACAGCTCCAAATGTGGTTTTCACTACGATTGAAACGCGAGATTGGAGTGTGGCCGATCAAAAAGCGCATGAGAGTTTCATAACACTGGAAATCAAATCCAAAAGCCGCAGCCGCATTCAGGTGCAAAACATCATCCAAGAGATTGAGTTGGCGCTAGATGGAGCAGCACTCATATTAGCTGCCAATAATCTGATAAATTTGCGCTGTGTCTTCATCTCTGCCGCATTGCCAAAACTGCGGCAATTGGCGTCTGCTGAGCGTTCAAAATTGAGCTCAGCAAGCGCCTCGGCGCGAGAAAAATCAAACCAACTCTTCACGGCCACGATGAGCTTTCGCGCCGCCACTGAACCAAAATAACGGAGTAACCCATGACTGCTCAACGCGGCCGCGATCTGCTGCTCAAAATTGATTCTACCGGCACCGGAACCTATGTGTCAGTGGCTGGCCTTCGCACCAACACTTTGACCTTCAACGCCACTTCGGTGGATGCATCAGCACAGGATTCCGCTGGCGCCTGGCGCGAATTACTCAGCGGCACCGGTTTGAAATCCGCACAAATCAAAGGCACTGGCATTTTTAAAGATGCCGCTTCTGATGCTGCAATACGAGGCTATTTCTTCACCGACACCATAGTGAACTGGCAAATCGTGATCCCCAATTTCGGCACGGTGACGGGGCCATTTCAAATCACCTCACTCGATTACGCTGGCAAGTTCGATTCAGAGATGACGTTCGATCTCTCGCTGGCGAGTGCTGGTCAATTGAGCTTCGCGTGAGGGCGACATGGTCAACAGACATCGCGGAGAAATTGAAGCAGAGCTTGGTGGCACGACCTACACGCTTGTGTTGACGCTTGGCGCCTTGGCGGAGATTGAACACGCCTACGGTGGCGAAGATATGATTGCCATTGCTGAACGTTTTGAGAATGGCCGCATCAAAGCCACAGACGCCATCATAGTGATGGGTGCAGGCCTTCGCGGCGCCGGGGCCAGTATTTCTGATGAAGAAGTCTCAAAGCTTTCTGTGCCCGGAGGTGCTGCCGGCTATTTGCGCATCGTCGCTGAATTATTGAAAGCAACTTTTGACGCGTGATGAGAAGTGGCAGAGAAATCAAAATTTCCGTGGGGACGCCTGATGCGCTTTGGCCTTGGCACGTTGCATCTTTCCCCAAAAGAATTCTGGCGCAGCACACCGCGCGAATTGGCCGGTGCATTCGGGCCTGCCCCTCCCCAGCCTCTGCTGCGCCAGAACCTAAACTCTTTGATGGAGCAATTTCCCGATGAAGCTTGATCAGCAAAGCGCAGATAATCTTTCGCAAAGTGTTTCAGCGTTGAAATCTGAGATGGAAGATCTCGGCACCTTGGCCGACACTTTCGGCAATAAATTGGTGAGCAGTTTTGCCTCCGCTGTTGTCCATGGCAAAAACCTATCTGATACTGTGAAAAGCATGGTGCTAAGCCTTTCTCAAACCGCTCTCACGGCGGCGCTGAAACCCTTGGGCGATTCAATCGGAAGCCTGTTCAGTGGGCTTTTTGCCAATGCCAAGGGCAATGCCTTTTCAAGCGGCCAAGTGTTGCCTTTCGCTGATGGCGGCGTGGTGAATTCACCCACGTTGTTTGGCATGAACGGTGGCTTGGGCCTGATGGGCGAAGCCGGACCCGAAGCGGTGATGCCCTTGGCGCGCGGGCCCGATGGCTCGCTGGGTGTGAAAGGCGGCGGTGGCAGTTCCAACGTTACCATCAACATTCAAACGTCGGATGTGCAAAGCTTTGGCCAGAGTCAAAATCAAGTTGCTGCGCTGGTAAGCCGTGCTTTGACGCGCGCGCAAAGGAATATGTAACATGGGTTTTGACAATGTGAGATTTCCACTTTCGATTTCGCGCGGGCTTTCGGGCGGCCCGGAGAGACGCACAGACGTGGTGATGAGCGCGTCGGGCCACGAAGAGCGCAATGCGCGTTGGGCCGATAGCAGGCGCAGTTTTAACGTTGGCTATGGCGTGAAATCGATTGATGATTTGCAAACTGTGATCAGCTTTTTTGAAGAGCGCCGTGGAAGGCTTTATGCCTTTCGCTTTAAAGATTACACGGATTTCAAATCGTGTTTGCCCACGCAAATGATAACCACTGCTGATCAAGTGATCGGAACTGGCGATGGTGTTACAAGAACATTTCAGCTGACTAAAACTTACGGCACTGCACGTCCATGGGCGCGCGCGATTGTTGCGCCCGTAGCTGGTATGGTTATCGTGGCGGTGAATGGAACGCCGACTTCGGCCTTTACGGTGGATGTGAGCACTGGGCTTTTGAGTTTCGACGACGATCAAATTCCATCCGCAGGTGCAATAATAACGGCAGGCTTTGAATTCGATGTGCCAGTTAGGTTTGATACCGACAAAATTAAGATCAATCTCTCGCAGTTTCAGGCAGGTGAAATTCCTGATGTTCCACTGATTGAGGTGTTGGCATGAGGCCGATTGATCCACATCTTCAAGCTCATCTCAACACTGGCACGACAACTTTGTGCTATTGTTGGAGGCTGACACTGGCAACTGGTGAGGCCATGGGCTTCACTGACCATGACAAGGCGCTGACATTTGGCGGCACTGTCTTTGAAGCTCAAGCAGGTTTTACCGCCACAGAAATTGACAGCGCGTTGGGCCTCAGCATTGATAATCTCGAAGCCCAAGGTGCATTGTCATCCGATCAACTTTCTGCAGCGCGTTTGCAATCGGGTGATTTTGACAACGCAACAATCGAAATCTGGACAGTGAATTGGCAGGACACATCTCAGCGCTTGTTAGAGCGAAAGGGCAATCTTGGCGAAGTGACTTATGGCCAGGGTGCATTTAAAGCCGAAGTGCGTGGGTTGGCCCATCTGATGAACCAATCGCGCGGGCGGCTTTATCAATATGGTTGTGATGCACAATTTGGTGATGCGCGTTGCGGCTTGGCGGCTGGGGGATTTACGGCACTTGCAACCATCGCCGGCGTGAATGGTGCTGTTCTAATGCTCACTGGCTTGAGCGCATTCGCTGATGACTGGTTCACCCGCGGACGCCTAAATTTTACCAGCTCTGCCAATCAAGGCCGCGTGTTGGATATCAAACGCCACCGTGCATCGGCCAGCGGCGCTGAAATTGATTTATGGGCTGTGCCGAAATTTGAAATTGTGTCTGGTGAAAGTGTTTCATTGATTGCCGGTTGTGACAAGCAACTTACGACTTGTATTTCCAAATTTTCCAACGCTGTAAATTTCCGCGGCTTTCCGCACATGCCAGGCAATGATTTTGTGGCGCAAGTGGCAGCCGCAAGTGATCCTAACAATAACGGTTTGAAGAGATAATCCATGATCATCGATCCCATCACAGTCCTCGCCCGGGGATGGATAGGCACGCCTTATGCCCATCAAGCCAGCGTGCGCGGCGTGGCCTGCGATTGCCTTGGTTTGGTGCGTGGCATTTGGCGCGAGCGTTTTGGCGCGGAACCGCAATCACTTCCTGCCTATTCAAAAGATTGGGCCGAAGCTGGGCTGGAAGAAACTTTGGCGAAAGCGGGCCGACGCCATTTGATCGAGATCAATCCGTTGTTGTTTGATGATGGTGATGTGTTGCTATTTCGCTGGAAGCCGCATCTGCCCGCCAAACATTGCGGCATCGCTTCATCGCGCAACACCATGATCCATGCCCAAGAAGGCGTGGCGGTGAGCGAAGTGGCCCTCAGCAAGTGGTGGCTTTCGCGCTTGGCATTTGCCTTCCGTTTTCCGGAGCCTGATATCTAATGGCAACGGTTGTTCTATCATATGCCGGTGCAGCACTTGGCACATTGCTTGGTGGCCCAATCGGCGGGATTATCGGCCGCGCCATTGGTGGCCTTGCTGGTGCTGAGATCGATCAAGCGGTATTTGGCGCACATAAGGAAGGCCCGCGTATAAACAGTTTGCAGGTGATGTCCTCGCAAGAAGGCGCTGCAGTGCCTGTGGTTTATGGCCGTATGCGCATTGCCGGCCAAGTGATTTGGGCCACGAACTTGCTGGAAGTTGCCAGCAGCAGCGGCGGGTTGTTTGGTGGCAAGGGTGGTCTTGGCGGTGGCGGCACAACCACCACCTATAGTTATTATGCCAATTTCGCTGTTGGGCTTTGCGAAGGTGAAATTCTTGGCCTTGGCCGTGCCTGGGCCGATGGTAAAGAGATTGATCTTTCCACTTATGCGCCGCGCATTTATTTGGGCGATGAAGAGCAACAACCAGACAGTTTGATAACATCAATTCAAGGTGCTGGCCAAGCGCCGGCCTATCGTGGCTTGGCCTATGTGGTTTTTGAAAACATGCCATTGGCCAGCTTTGGCAACCGTTTGCCGCAACTTGCTTTCGAAATTTTTTGCGCTGGCAACACCGCCGCTGATATGGTGCAGGCGGTTAACATCATTCCGGCTGCAACAGAATTTGGTTACGATACTGCCTTGGTCACACGCTCTGGCGGGATAGGCGTTACTTACAGCCAAAACACGCACGCCTCTGCCACGTTGAGTGATTGGAGCGTGTCGCTGAACCAGCTGCAAGACAGTTGCAGCAATGTTGGCATGACTTCTTTAGTGGTGGCGTGGTTCGGCAATGATTTGCGTTGCGGGCAATGCCAGATCATGCCCGGGACAGATGATCCATCAAAACTGGTGAATGGTGATCTTTGGGTGGTGAGCGGCATTTCGCGTGACCAGGCCCACGCAATCAGCACCGTAAATGGTGGTGTGGCCTTTGGTGGCTCACCGTCTGATTTATCTGTGCTTCACGCCATAGCCGATTTGAAAGCGCGCGGATTGAAAGTGATGTTCAATCCTTTCATCCTGATGGATATTGTGGATAGCTATCCGTGGCGCGGTCACATCACAGGCGACGACATGTCAGCCAATGCCACAACGCAAATCGCGAGCTTTATGGGCACTGCGTCGGCCACACAATTTTTAGGTGGATTGGGCGGGATTAGCTTTTTCGGAACAGAATGGTCATACCGCCGGTTCATTTTGCACTATGCCAAGCTCTGCGCCATGGCGGGAGGCGTCGACGCATTCCTGATTGGCAGTGAACTGCGCGGACTGACTTCACTTCGCTCATCCGCTGGGGTCTATCCATTTGTTGCAGCATTGGTGCAATTGGCTGCCGATGTGAATTCTATTCTGCCAAATGCGAAAATTTCATACGCAGCAGATTGGAGCGAATATTTTGGGCATCATCCGCAAGATGGCTCAAGTGATATCTATTTCAATCTTGACCCGCTGTGGGCTTCACCTGCCATCGACTTCATCGGTATCGACAATTATTTTCCGGTGACTGATTGGCGGGGTGGTCAAACGCATCTCGATACTCTTGCTGGCGCAGCATCGATTTACGATCAAACTTATTTGTCATCGCGCTTTGCAGGTGGCGAAGATTTCGATTGGTATTACGCTTCGGACACCGCACGCGATAGTCAATTGCGCAGTGCTATCACTGATGGCGCTTATAACAAGCCGTGGGTTTTTCGTGCCAAAGATTTAAAAAGCTGGTGGGCCAATCAGCATTTCAACAGGCCCGCAGGTGTGGAGGCAACAAGCCCAACGTCGTGGGTGCCGCAATCCAAGCCCATCTGGTTCACTGAAATTGGCTGCCCCGCCGTTGATAAAGGGGCCAATCAACCCAACACGTTTTATGATGCAAAATCATCCGATAGCGCCTTGCCCCATTATTCTGACGGCGGGCCGGATGATGCGATGCAACTGGCCTTTATCACCGCGGCCAGCACCTATTGGCAAACGCCAGGCCCACAAAATCCGATCTCCACTTCGTATGGAGCCAGCATGGTGGATGCCAGCAAGATGTTCTGGTGGTGCTGGGATGCAAGACCCTATCCGGTGTTTCCAGCGCGCGATGATGTGTGGAGCGACTGTGCGAATTATGCGCGTGGCCATTGGTTAAATGGGCGCATTGGAAGTGTGTGGCTTGGAACTTTGATTACCTCGCTGGCCAATCGTTTTGGTCTCAGCGATGTTGATGTGTCTGGCGTGATCGGCGTGGTTGATGGCTATATTCTAGATAAGCCCATGTCGGCACGAGACGCACTGGAAAGCTTGCTCACGGCCTTTAACATTGATGTGGTGGAGCAAGCAGGGTTGCTGAAGTTTTCCAGCCGCCAGATTGCACAAATTCAGGTGATCGACGCAACTGCGTTGATTGATGATGCCAAAGCCTCCGCTCTCATCACGCAAATGCGCGCGCAGGAAACCGATTTACCTTTGGCTGTTCGCATCACCTATGTTGAAAGCGGATTGGATTATCGCCAATCAACTGTCAGCCAGCAACGCAGCGGCACCAGCAGCAAAGCCGAAGTTGATGTGATTGTTGCGGCTGGCATCACCCAAGCCGTGGCGCAACAACAAGCAGACATCTATTTGGCGGAAACCTGGCAGGGCCGCGAGACCGCCACCTTCGCCCTTTTGCCCAGCACGGCGGGATTAGTGCCGGGCGATGTTGTTTCCATCTCAGGCAACTGGTGGCGCATCACGACCATCAAGGCTGGTATGCAGCGCAATGTTGAGGCGCAAGCCTATGATGTCGCAGTTTATGATCCGCCGCCTGCGCCGCAACGCAATGTGACGGCCATGATGCCAACTATTTATGGAGCACCTCAGGTATTGCTGATGGATCTGGCGATGATGGATCAGGCTGCATCGTGCGCACCGCGCATGGCCGCCAATGCCATACCCTGGCCGGGCAGCCTTTCGGTTTTTAAACGCAATGGTGCTTCCAGTTTTGTTTACAACTCGCAGATCACCCAGCAGGCGACTCTGGGTTCAACTCTAACCGCACTTGCTGAAGGTGTGACTGACCGGATCGATTTCAATCAAACCTTGGATGTGCAGCTTTCCAATGGCAGCCTTTCGTCGGTTGCTGAAGATGAGTTGCTATCGGGCTCTAATATCGCGGCAATTGGTGACATGGCCTCGGGATTTGAGATCATCCAATTCCAGAATGCCGCGTTGGTTTCGATAAACACCTACCGCCTCTCTGGCTTGCTGCGCGCGCAAGCTGGTTCGGGCGTGGAGATGCAAGCTAATCGTGCAGCGGGTGCTGCATTTGTTTTATTGAACGGGGCCGTCACTCAGCCGGTTATAACACTTGCCGAAGCCGGGCAGGGCGGCGAATGGCGCATTGGGCCAGCACCTTTGGATTATGGCAGCCCAACTTATACTGACCTCGCGATAGGCGGCAGTTTGCGCGCCACGCGCCCGCTATCGCCAACTTACTTCAAGATGGTCAATACCGGCACAGGCTATGCTTTCAGCTGGATCCGCCGCACCCGCGTCAATGGTGACAGCTGGGAAATTGCTGAAGTGCCATTGGCTGAAGATTCAGAAAGCTATCAATTGCAAATTCTCAACGGCGCAAACGTTGTGCGCAGTGTGACAACTTCCGCTCCGACTTATTTTTATGGCGCCACGGATTGCTTGGCTGATTTTGGCGCTCCGCCCACAAGCTTCACCGCACAAGTGCGCCAGATCAGCGCAACTTTCGGGCCAGGTGCTGTGACTGAAAGGACATTTAATGGCTAATTCACCCAATCTGGGTCTTCCCTATATTGCCGCCAATCAGGCGCAGAAACACATTCCCCACAATGATGCAGTGGCAATAATTGATGGCTTGTTGCAGATGTCCGTCATCTCGCGCGGATTGAATGCGCCGCCTGCAACCTATTCTGATGGCAATCGGTTTCTGGTGGGCGGGGCACCAACAGGTGCATGGGCCGGTCAGGCTGGCACAATTGCATTGACTTCAAATGGGCAATGGCAATTTTTGATCCCACAAGCAGGATGGCTGCTGTGGGTTGGGGCGGAGAACATTCTACTGGTTTTCGATGGCTCAGTTTGGGCCGCACCACCACCACCAGCAATACTTTCAAATTTGATTGGTCTGGGTGTGAATGCCACGCCCGATGCCACAAATAAGCTGTCAGTCAATTCATCTGCCGCTTTGTTCAACAACATCGGCAATGGCATACAGATCAAACTGAATAAGAACGCCAATACCGATACTGCAAGCTTGCTTTACCAAACTGGTTTTTCTGGACGCGCCGAATTGGGGACCACCGGAGATGATGGCTTTCATTTCAAAGTAAGTGCCGATGGCAGCACATGGACTGAAGCTTTGGTGATCGACCCAACAACCGGGCTGGCCCGCGTGGTGGCCGACCCAATACTCAACCTTGGCATTGCAACCAAACAATATGTGGATGCCAAAGCAGCCAAAGTTTCAACGATCAATGTCCAATCACTTATCATGAATTGAGGTAACACATGGCAGCCAATACACAGCCGATTTTTTCGAACCAAGGCTTCATCAAATGGAGCACAGCTATCACGGCGGCAAACACCGCAACGGATGGCACGGGAACGGTAACCACCATCGCCACGGGCAATGCCAGTGGCAACGCTGCAGGCAATTTTATTCAGAAAATTATTGCACGGCCCTTAGGCACTAATGTTGCTTCAGTGGTTCGCCTCTTTGCCAATAATGGTAGCGCCAACACAACTGCGGCTAATAATGCCTTGATCGCCGAAGTGACTTTGCCAGCCGTAACCGTCAGTCAAGTGGCGGCTATGACAGGTATTGAAATTCCGCTCAATTTTGTTTTGCCTGCAAGCTTCAATCTGAATGCTACACTTGGCACAGCTGTTGCCGCTGGTTGGATATTCACAGCCGTTGGCGGGCAGTATTAAGCCATGCTGGATTTTTCACATGTGCCAAATGCACAAAATGGTGCGGACATTCAAATTTTCCGCGCCTGTGGCCAGCAGTTTGATTGGAAAACCTGGGTTAAGCCGCGTGGCAAGTCTCATATTTATATGTTTGTGGTTGGCGGTGGTGCGGGTGGTGCTGGTGGTTGCACGGGTGCAGCCGGCACGACGCGTGGCGGCGGTGGCGGCGGAGGCTCTAGTGGCTTTGCTTCACTGGTCATGCCGGCATTTTCAGTTCCAGATATTTGCTACGTGGCTGTGGGCACAGGCGGTTTAGGTGGCGCGGCCGGAGCCAATGGTGGCGACGGGCTGTTATCGCTAATAGCGCGTTATCCTCAAAATGTTCCTGAAACCACAATGCTGGCGGCCCATTCTTCAAATCCCAGCAGTGGCAATGGCGGCACCTCAAGTGGGGGCGGCGTTGGGGCCCCTGCCGCCACACTCGTTGGACGGTCTATTTACTCCGGCCCTTGCCTGTCTTTCATGTCAAATGCTGGTGGTGCGGGTTGGGCTGGTGGATCGCAAAATGGCGCTATAGGCACGCCCGCTACATTGTCTCAGTGGACAACAGGCGGTCTTGGTGGCGCAGGGGTTGGAACTTCTAATACCGACTTTGCTGGCGGCAGCCTTGCCGGCGATGGAATGTTCATTCCTTCTCCCGTTGGCGGCGTGGCTGGCGGTGGTGCTGGTGTCAACGGATTTGAAATAACCGCTAATGGTTTTTGGATTCCTCTTGGACTGCCTGGAACGGGTGGCGGCAGCAATGGT